CTGTTATGGAAAGAAAATCAAAAGTTAAGACAAATGTTAAAACAAATGTCTGCTCAAGGTAAAGTAGAAGTTATTGAGTTTGAGGATGATAGAAGTTGGAATTATCCTAAGCCTAAAGAACAGGAGGACGACAATGAGTGATAAATGTAATTGTCATCATTGGGTATGTGGTTGTAACTTTACAGTTGGTCATGACCCAGAATGTGAAGCAGACTACTGATGAGTACACATTATTGCAAGGAACATAAGAAAGATTATCAAGGTATGTGTGCTGATTGTATATACGAGTTTGGTACAACAGAATGAGTAGGCTTGCTGTTGACATTGATACTGCACGTAAGAATCTGAACAGTCATGATTGGGTGGCTGTTGATATGTATGATTCTTTGTGTAAGAAATGTAATGGGTCTATTCTTAATGTGACTTTGGTATTTAACTGCGACGAGTTGAGTAATGACTGAGACTTGGCGTAGTTGGTACGGTTATAAGGAAGATGATGAGTTTCTAGATAGCGATGTCCCTGACACTGACAAGTGAGCAGAAGTCTCTAAGTTATCTAGATTATCTGGTTCGCAATGATACCCGAGTAAGAGTACCGTAGTCGGTACCACCAGATTCGTTGACGATATCTAAGGCAATAACACACAAACCATTTCCCCTTGTGTGTTAGGGAAACCATACTAGCAATGTCGTCAACAAACCCTGCCTAGTTCCGTGCTAGGCAGGGCTTTACCAATTAAAGGAGGAACAAGCATGGCAAGTAAAGGAATAAACATCAAGATATACAGAGTTAAACTCTTGACTGCTTTAAAAGATAAGTTAAAAGAAGTGGAAAGCAATCAAGCACTCTTTGAAGCAGCAGTTAAAACACATGAAAGTAATTGTAAAGATTATCAAGAAGCAATTAAAAAAATTGTTCTTAAAAATCTTGATTCAGTTACTGATGTTACTGAAAGTAGATGGCAATCTGGTGACGACTTTACTGCGTTTGAGATTAAAGTAAAAATCGATAACAGTAAGTTGCCAACAGAACCAGAAGAACCAACGCCTCCTTACAAAGGTGGTCGTGGTTACGGCAGAAACTATGTCAGCAATGACTACCACGATATTGTTGCTGAGATGACTAATGCCATTCGTATGCTTGAGTTGTCTGATGAAGAAGTTATTTCAACAGCAACTTATGCAAGCGTAGCAAAGTATCTGTAGTGGGTGCTGAACTACAAGCAAAGTTAGATGCCATAGCACTAGCACTAGAGCCAGTGCTATGGGAAATACTAAAAGAAATAGAGGAGGAATAAATGTTAGACGCAATAGTAGAAGTAAAAGATTTAGTTACCATGTTAGATAGACATGACAAAACTAAAGATAATTATGATTGGAATGCAAGAGATAATTATCTTAAAGAAAAAGTTAACAAGTATTCTGAAAAAGAATACGATGAGTTAACTGAAATCATTGCAACCTATTGGTCTACAACTGATGATTGTAATGATGAGCATGGTTCCATAGTTATGGATATCATGTGCACATTGGTGTTCTTATTGGAAGACTATGAAAGATTTGATTTCTTAGTTAAAGATATTGAACAATCTAATCTACGTGATTTGCTAATCAAATGCGTAGAGGTAATAAGAGAAGTATCTTTCTTGTCTGCTAAAGATTTTAAAGATGGGTTTACTAACGTGTATGATAGAGAGTTAGCAGATAAAGAACCAACAAAGGAGGAAGTAAATGCATAATCTAGAACAGATAAACGGTGAGACAGCATTCGTTGCTTACCGTGAACCAGGATGGCATGGACTAGGACAAGTAGTTGAAGAAGAACTAACTGCTGAGTCTGCTATCCAAAAAGCAATGCTTGATTGGGAAGTAGAACTACATCCCTTGTATTCAAGTGTTATGTCTGCCGATGGTGTTGAAGTTGTACCTGTTGAGGACAAGTTCGCAGTCATCCGTAAGCATCCATTGCTTGGTGAACGTGATGCGTTAGGTGTTGTTGGTACAAGATACACACCTATTCAAAACAGGGAAGTGTTTAACTTTCTTGATGCACTAGTTGATAGTGGTTCATCATACGAAACTGCTGGGTCTATTGATGGTGGTAAGAAAATCTTTATCACTATGCGTATGCCTAACGGTATCCTTGTAGGTGGTAAAGATAAATCAGATATGTATATCTTTGCTACCACATCACATGATGGTTCGTTTAGTTTGTCTGTTGCATTGACAGCGGTACGTGTGGTGTGTCAAAACACTTGGCGTATGGCACGTCGTGCATCACAATACAAACACACCATCAGACATACAGCAAACAGCAATAAGTCTATTGCTCAAGCACGTGATGTTATGCAACTATCATTTGAGTATGGTGGTTTCTTACAAGAACAAGCAGATAAGTTAATCAAAACAACTGTTACTAACAGTGACGTTGATGACTTCTTATCTAAATTGTTTCCAGTACCAGCAGATATTGCTGCTGCTATGGGTAAGCGACCATTAGAAAAGAATGAACTAAAGGTTATCAACATGTTGGATAACAAGAAAGATACAATTAAAAACTTGTATCATAATTCACCTGGTCAACAGATGTTAGACACAAATGCTTGGCGTTTGTTTAACTCTGTTACTGAGTATGCTGATTACTATTCAAATGTACGTGGAAGCACAGCAAATAATATAAAAATTGCTAAAGATGCTCGTCGTGCTGAACGTGTGGTGTTAGCAGAAGGTGAAGTAATAAAGGACCGTGCATTGGACTTGCTGCTGCAATGACCGAAACATGGTGCTTCGCATGCTACGGAGCAGGCTATATAAAAGTAAGTGATATCAACATCGTGTGCCCTACCTGCGTTGGGCAGGGCACACTTAAAAAAGGAGAGAAACAAATGTCAGACGAAACAACAATACCAGCAACGGTTACATCATTCACACCGTTGGATGCAGTACAACAAAAGATAAATGAGTATGAAGCAACAATAAAAGAACAAGCAGAACGGTTAGATAAAAGACTAGGTGATATTAGTAAGTTACAAGTAGCAGTTCATAACTTCTTCAAAGACCAATTCGATGGTGGAGATGAAGAGATAACTGTTCATCGTGATGAAGCCAACGAGTTGCTTGGTGAAATAGGTGCTGACCTGTTGCAACAAGAGTTCGAGGGTCACGTAACTATTACTTATTCATTCACTGTTAAAGCAGAATCAGTAGAAGATGCAGAAGAGAAAGTCAAGAACGCTGTTGGCAGTCTTGAATATTCTATCGATGCTGATGCTGATGATGAGTACTCAGAAGAAAGTATTGAGGTTGAGTTCTAGTCTACCCAGACTGAGACGCAACAACGATAGGAAAACTGCAACAATATCTATGCCAGATGGTAAGAGACCATTAGTAGCAAATACTTTTGGTCTTCCATCTGGTAAATCTTTTTCTTGTCCAGGTGCGACATCAGTCTGCGAGAAGATATGTTATGCAGGTAAGTTAGAGAAAGTATTTAAAAGCACACGTGAATTATTACTAGCCAATTGGGATGCTGTTCAAAACAAATCAGTTAATGAACTGCAACAGATGATTCAATTTATGATTGATGATTTCAAATGGGAATGTGATAAGTACAATGCTGTTAAATACTTTCGTATCCATTGGGATGGTGATTTCTTTTCCGATGATTACACTAAAGCATGGCGTAGAGTTATCAAACATAACAAAGATGTACAGTTCTGGGTATACACAAGGGTACCTAGTGCAGTAAAGATGTTAACTGGGATACCTAATCTTAGTTTATATTTTTCAGCAGATGAGGACAACAAGCATGAGGCTAAACGTTTACGCCAAGACTTTGGTGTTAAGTTAGCATGGTTGGCTGACACATTTGAGGATGCATCGTCGCAGGTCAGAGCCATAACAGGTAGACCTGGGGCTAAATGTCCTGAGCAGACACGGCAGATTCCGTTGATTACAAAAGACGGTGGTGCCTGCTACACTTGTGGACTATGCATAACAAACAAAACGGATATCCGTTTCTCAATAAGCAAAACGTAACACGCACAGCAGGTCTGGTTAACTTCCTCCTCCAGACCTGCACCTTAGATGATTAACATTAATGGGGATGAACTCCCCGACCACATTAGTTACTCATCACTCACTGATTATCTTGCATGCGGATACATGTATTACTTGAACAGAGTAAAACAAGTTAAAGAAATTCCAGCATGGTGGTTATTCGGTGGTATCGCTGTACATAAAGCATCAGAATCATTTGACCACGACATATGGAAAGAGGAACATGACAAGCATTGACCTTCACAAATACTGGTCTGACGCTTGGGAAAATACTCTTGAAGATGTACGTCAACGTGTTGGTGATGATGCAATGCAACAACAATTTCGTACAGCAAACAAGCGTAAACCAGAAGACAAAGCATGGTGGTACACCAATGGTTTAGAGATGTTAAAAAAATATCAGAGTTGGCGACAAGAATCTGACTGGAAAATATGGACAGCACCAGATGGTCAACCTGCTATTGAACTTAACATGATGATTAACTTTGGTACAGTGCCAGTGAAGATGGCATTAGATAGAATCATGGAGTTACCTGATGGTGAGTTAGTCGTTCTCGACCTCAAGACTGGCTCGAGAACTCCTTCAACCACACTGCAATTAGGTTTCTATTCAGTTGGTATTGAATTAACTTATGGTGTTAAACCAAAGTATGGTTCATACTGGATGGCTAGGAAAGGAGAACCTACTCCTATTGTGGACCTTAGTTGGTACACATCTGATAGGTTAATACGGTTAGCAGAAATGTTTAACCGAGCAAGGTACGAAGGACTCTTCGTGCCAAACATATCCAACTGTTCACTATGTGGGTACACCCAGCATTGTGAATGGTACAAGAAGGAAGAGGACAAGACGAATGTCTGAATCAAAAATACAGGTAAGTTTTAAATTACCTAATGGAACAATCCCTTTGTTTCGTGGCGACACAATAGACGAAGTGGAAAAGTTAATGCAAGATGCTGCACTTTCACAAACATTTGTTGGAAGTATGGAAGCATTCGCTGAAGCATGTGGTATTGGTAAACCAACAATACAACAAGTAACACCAACCCAAGCAGTCAGCAATGTAGTAAACACATTAGGTGCAACATTAGTTTCTAATGGTGGTGGAGCAACACGTCATTGTTTACATGGCAAGATGACAGCCATTGAAGGCAATGGCAAGTTCGGATTGTACAAAGGATTCTTTTGTGCAGCACCTAAAGGTGCAACCGATAAGTGTGCCACTATCTATTTGAAACCAAAAGACCCAGACTACAGCAAGTTTGTAGCAGATAGAGTCGCTAAGTGAGAACCCTTTACAGGGCAATTAGTGGTAAGGAAGTAGGGGGAGAACCACTCCCCCTCACTTTCAAATCTTTACAACAAAACGAAATTGTTTTACGTAGAGCAGAACTTAATCTAATTGCTGGTACACCAGGTGCAGGTAAATCTTCTATTGCTTTAGCGATAGCAGTACAAGCACAAGTGCCAACGTTATATATGTCAGCAGATACTAACGCACACACAATGGGTATGCGTGTTGTTGCAATGGCAACAGGTATGACACAGTCAAATGCTGAACAGATATTAAAACAAGATAAAGATAGTGCTGAAAACATACTGAAACAATTTGATTATTTGCGTTGGTCTTTTGAATCAAGCCCAACACTTAGTGATATTGATGAGTCTGTTCAAGCATTTGAAACAACATGGGGCACAAGCCCCACACTTATTGTTATAGACAACCTAATGGATATAGCAATGGATGGACACGAAGAGTTCTCAGGTATGCGTGCTGCTATGAAAGAGTTGAAGTATCTTGCAAGAGATACCAATGCTTGCGTACTAGTACTGCACCATACTAAGGAAGGCTTTATTGGCACACCATGCCAACCAAGGTCAGCAATACAAGGATTGGTTAACCAAATCCCTGCACTGATATTAACTATTGGTCAAGAGATTATTGGTGAATCAATATATCTTTGTGTTGCAGCAGTGAAGAACAGATATGGTAGAGCAGATGCAACAGGTAATACATTTACTATGCTCTCATTTGACCCAGCATCTATGCAGTTAAAGGATGTTAAGACAAGTGATTGATGAAACCGAACAAGGCTATGTTGTTGTTAAGTGTGAACGATGTGGCATGGACGGTGGCATGGTTGCATATGGTTGGGCTATTCTATGTAGTCAATGTAAATCATTAGACGACAACGAATGGCATGAAGAATAATACAAGCGAAGATAAGGAAAACAAATGGCATTACCATACATTATAGTTAATGGTCGACTAACAGAAGACCCAGTAGTAAAAGAAATAAACGGAGAAACTGTATTAAATTACAGAGTGGCATCGAACCTTCGTAAACAAAACGAATCAGGTGAATGGGTAGATGTATCCACCACATATTTAGACGGAAGTATTTGGGGTGGTGCAGTTGCCAATGCAACCTTTAAGAAAGGTGATTCAGTAATCATTACTGGTACCTTGAAGCAACGCTCTTATGAAAACGATAAGGGTGAGAAGAGAACTGTTTATGAAATCAAAACAGAATCTATCGGACAAGCGTTAAAGAAGAACTAATGTCTAGCCCCAGCAAACGTAAAGGTTCACAGGCTGAACGTGAAGTTGTACAACATCTTGTACAACACGGTTGGAAGTATGCTGAACGACGTCTTGCTGGGGACATTAATGATAAAGGTGATGTGTCAGGTGTACGTGGTGTCTGCATTGAAATAAAGAACCATGCCAAAATGGATTTAGGTGGATGGTTACAAGAGTTACTAGTTGAGATAGTTAATGCTAAAGCAGAGACAGGTGCAGTGGTACATAAACGTAAAGGTAAATCAGATGTTGGTCAATGGTATGCAACAATGACTGTTGACATGTGGATTTATTTATTGAAGGAAGCAGGATATGGTGAGGCGAAAACTACCAGACAAGGACTTACAGATTAAAGATGTTTTAATTCATTACGGATTAAAACTTCCAAACAAAAGTTATGGTAGGTTAAGTATCTTGTGTCCCTTTCATGGGGACAGTCGCAAGTCAGCAGTAGTAGACTTTGATACACAAAGTTTCTGTTGCTTTGCTTGCGATGTTAAAGGTGACGGATACGATTTAATTCAATACAAAGAAGGGATAGATTTTCGTGAGGCTATCAGTTTCGCAGAAAGAGTTTTTAATCAGAGCAGCACATCTCTACGCAAAAAACGTGGACAAAGCATTACCGTATTTGGAAGAGAGAGGACTATCCCCGCAGGACGTAAGTCCGTTCCACCTGGGCGTCGTGGTAGAACCACTACCTAGTCATGAACAATTCATAGGAAGATTATCAATACCATACATAACAAGAAGTGGTGTTGTTGATATAAGATTTCGTGCCCTTGATAACACTGAACCAAAATACATGGGCATGACAGGTGCAGAAACAACATTGTTTAATGTTGAATCTTTATTCAAAGCAAAGAATTATATCTGCATTTGTGAAGGTGAAATAGATACAATAACAATGGCAACTAAGACGCAGCATCCTGCTGTCGGTGCACCAGGTGCTGCGTCATGGAAGACACACTACTCACGTATCTTTGAAGACTTTGATGTAGTACTAGTACTAGCAGATGGTGATGAGGCAGGGTTAGAGTTCGGCAAAAGAATACAACGAGCAGTAGCCAACGTAAGAATCCTACAAATGCCTGAAGGTGAAGATGTAAACAGCGTTGTTCTCAAGAAAGGAACACAGTATTTAGATGAACGAATCAGACAAGCAATTTGAATCTATCTTTGAATTATTAGAAGGTAAAGAAGTTAAAGAACCAGCAGTACAATTAAACAATGGAACAGTAGTGAACCTAATGGTGGCACTAGCAGATATGTATAACGAACTAGGTGAGATAGAAGGCACCGAGAACGTAAGACTAGACATAGATTTACTAGCCACACTACTACTGTCAGATGAGAATGATATAGCCAAAGACAGATTGATTACTTGGCAAGCCAACATGCTAACCCATCAACTAGAGAAAGAAGTCAATGATGCAAAACATTGAGGATTTTAAATATGAATCCATTGCTATATACAACCAAGCATGGGCAAGACTTAACCACCTTATTTATGAGGTTAAAGACACGCCACAGAACGAGTCCATTGAAGATTCATTTGTTGACCTGCTAAACTATTCAGCAATTGCTTTGATGGTGCTACGTGGCAAATGGTCAGGGGTTCCTAGTCAGCAGGACTGAAACATAACAACAAAATAATAATGGACAAACCCTACATAAAAGATTACTCAACAATAGTCAGCCTCATATCTTACGAGTATTCTAAAAGATACAGGATGATAGACAGACAAGACATAAGTCAAGAACTATGGTTATGGTTTGCAACTAGACCTAACAAACTACGAGACTGGTATGACAACTTTGAATCAAAGGACAGAGATAAGTTAGTTGCCAAGTCTTTACGTAATGCTGCATTAAAGTTTTGTACAAAAGAAAAAGCCAAGTCAGCAGGATATGAAGTCACTGACAATTTCTACTATCAACCACAAATCATAGAAGAATTTTTACCATACATATTAAATGATTCTTATATGCTACCTGTTGGTGTTAATGATGTTAACTATAAACCAGATAGAAACTCTGTTGCTGAAAGCAACACATGGTTAGCAGTACGTGCAGATATATCTGAAGCGTTTGAAACAGTTGAAGAACGTCATCAAAATGTTTTAAGACTTAGATATAATTCTATCAACACAACATTAGAACAAGTTGGTAGTGAACTTAACATATCTCCTGATGCTGCACGTAAACGTGTGGACCGAGCCATCCAAGCAATGATAGATGAACTAGGTGGAAAGCGTCCTTACACAGAATATGACCATGGCAACCCAGAAGAGTAAAGCAGATTACAGAGGAATACCAACACCTACCTGCCCAAATTGTGGTTCTAATTGGTTTCGTATGACAGTGATGTTTGACGAAGTAGGATACATGCCCTCTGCATATGCCCTAGAAGACGCAGAATGCTACAAATGCGGGGCTTTAATCACCCCAGCAACCCCCTTAGATAGGGAACCATACCCACCATGCAAGGTTTGCCAAGAAGAAGAAGGATTAATTGATGGCTACTGTTGGGATTGTGACCCATTAGATGAAGACTTCATAGGAGAATAATGATAGTACAATTAGAAACATGGGAATACGAATACGCTAGTACTATCGGTATCAGAAGATACACAAACAACTGGGGTAAACCAGATGCACCATACTATAATCCATTAAAGATGGAAGATAATAGAACAGCACTTGTTGCTGCAGCCATAGGTGAAATCGCTGTAGCCAAAGCCATCAACGAGTACTGGTCAGCCAGTATCTGGGAAGGTGCAGACCACAAAAAATATAAAGACTTACCAGATGTTGGAACTAACATAGAAGTAAGAAGAGTTAGAACACAAGATGGTCCAGCAGTTAGAGAAAAAGATTTAAAGAAAGAAGGACTAGTAATCTTTGGTGTTGTACCTATACCAAAAGAATTTAAAGAAGTAGAAATACTTGGTTGGATACCAGCACAAGAAGGATGGGACAAAGGAATACAAGCACAATATGGTAGAATAAT